TTATGTCCCGTCCGTAAATCTTTTCAGTCACCAGCTCAAAAGGGACATTGAAATTCTCCCACCCCCTCACAGCAACTTGAAGAATCCTATAGGCTGTCTCGATCTCTCTTGCTGAGGCATCGGCGGAAATCCTCGCGAAAATATAACTTGGGATGATTCCAAGTTTCCAAATAGTAGGGTTTTCAATGTCGGTCTTTAGCGTGTAGTCTATCGTATCGTCGAGATTTAAGCCTGTAATCATATATCTCCTTAACTGAATTTAATTGTTAATTCATCGTTCCCGGTATTAACGTTGCTTGAAACTAAAGCCGCTTCACAATCGAACTTCCGCACGCCGTCAGCGTCGCCATATTTATTCTGGGAATATTCAAAATAGCCGGAAATGTCGATCTTGTTGTTTGCAGTTGACCCGATAGTGATTCCGAATGTGTCGACTATCCCTCCTTCCCAATCACCCCAGAATGGGTTTGAAGATTCTGCTACGGCATCAGCGTCGAAAGAAATCTTAGGCTTCCTGCCTGTTAACCGGAAACTATCGACACCGGCAGAGGCGTTTAAACTGTCCCTCCTGACAATATCGTTCCCCAAATCAATCTCAGCGGCTGAGCAGACCGGACTGAACCCGGCAATCTGGAAGGAAGAATTGTAGACAATAGGTGGTTGGAGAGTTGTTAAACTCGTTTGGGTTGGGTTTGTTGCGGACGCCACTGAGACGTAAAGGCCTTTAAAGTTCCATTCAAGTTCTCCATAGTTCCCGGCTTTCATATTTAATTTAACCGTACCTCTAGCCCCTGTCATTTTATGAAGGTTGGCGTCATCCATATACATACGGAAAGACACGCTACCTAAAGAATTTTCGGCGCTAACAAGAGAATATGTCGTCGCTGTTCCGCTATAAACCCCTGTGTTGAAGCCCACGCCTGAAAGCAAGTCATCCAGTTCAAATCCGTTCAATCCTACCGTTGCCCCAACACCGCCGATGCCTTTAAGCTCAGTTTTGAATGTCAATGACTGCTCTTTTAAACCAATAACGTGAGCGATAGGGCTCAAGGTGTCTCTGAGGACTGGCCTTTCCAGTACCTCGCCAGCAGGTTGAAAGTCTATATCATAAGCAAGCATGGCATCGCTTCCGGTCATGGCGGGATCTGTTCCATAAGTCGTTTCTCTTTTTGCCCATAATACCGTTCTTCTTGTAAGCATTTTATTTACTCCTTTTATTCATATTCATCATAAATATTTAACTTGACCATCTCGCCCAACCATGTCCCGCTTATTGTCCCTATAACGGCCTGCATTCGCCATTCTCCGGGCGTGTCAAAGTCCGTTGCCGTTATTGTTCGGCTAAGATAATATGTGTTCGTTAATTCAGCTAACTCGCTATAAGAAGAAAAAAGACTGGCTGTGAACGTCCCTTCCGTAACACCATCGGGCTTTCTGTATTTTATGTGCTGGATTGAAGCTGAACCAATTAGAACACCCGTATCAATTCTTAATTCCGTACCGACTTCTCCAACGTAATGTTTAGACATGTCAGTTCACCAATGTGCTTTCAATATTTATATATTTATTTATTCTTGATTCTTTGTTTATTTGTTTTTCCATTAAAGATTCTAATCGGTAAGGAGTTGTTATCTGTCCTGATACCCCGAAAGTAGCCGTTGCTGAATAAGGGTTAATAGAAATCAGAGATACAGAAGGAGAAGCAATTATGTTTGATTGAAAACTTACCGTCGGACTATTTAGAAGTATCGACAAGAAAGAAGTGGACGGGCTGGCTGTAACAACAGCCCCAGAAGATACTGCCGGAGTATATGCCGTTATGGAAACAGAGGATAATGAAGGACTCGCTATCCTACTGGCTGAAAATGTCTGTAGCGGTATTGGCGATGTTATGGAGATCGAAGCTAGAGAAGGCAAAGCAATTACAATGCCTGCTCCACTAAATACCGCTGTTGCTGAGAATACAACAATAGAAGCCTCGGCTAGAGATGGAGACGCTGTTTTACTTGCCGTATAAACTTGTGTCGCCGTCTGAGGTAAAATAGAGACCGTGGCTACAGAAGGCGTTGCTGTCGCTGAAGAATTGAATGCTTGCGTTGCTGAATTGATTAATAGACTAACTGAAGCTAAAGAAGGCGTGGCTATTGAACTTACTGAAGAACTCGAAGTTGCCGTCGCTGTGAATGCTAATATGTTTATTGATGTTAATAAATGGGTTGCAATTTGACTAATATTGTATATTGCTGAGGCTGCGAATATTAAAACCGATATTGAAGCAAGAGATGGTGTTGCTATAATTGCCCCCCCCGTTGTAACGTCAAGGTAGGGGTCTTTAGTACCTGAAGTGTCTTCTGTGGTTGCCCATGTTATATCAATAAATTCAGAATCATCCACAGCAGAATTTAAAGCATCATGTCCCTCTCTAAGTCCTAATTTTGTGATTCCTATTTTATCAATCCATCCAATACCTGTAGAATCGAGTGTCCAAGTATTATAAGCACTTGTTGTTATACCATCAATATCAAGTCTTGTTGCCCCTTCTGTTGGATTACTAACAGAACCACAATTATCATAATCATCTACTACTAAGTCTGATGTGGAAGCTTGTGATGTTTGTACAACATTAAACCAATCATTAGCATCATTTCCAGTATCAGTTTTTGCTGTAACATACAAGTTTAAAACTGCTGCTGTTATAGTATCACTATCATTAATACCACTTGTATCAATGGGAACAAAAGTCCGCCTTATTGTATATGTTCCAGAAAAAAGAGCTGATAAACATCTCCCTGTTGAAGCTGTCTTATTCACTATTCCACTGGTTGCGTTATGAGAAACACTCCATGTGGTAGATTCTTTACGAACATCACCATCCCCCGCTGCTGTCCCAACGTAATAACTCGTCGGATGGTCTGTATAGACTGGAAAAACAGCCTTCTCAAGAAAAGCCTGCGGTATAGTTTTACGGATGAATAACTTGCCACCGGAACGAAGCAATTTGATTCCGACTTTTTCACTTAGCCCATTACTATCCCACATCAAAGCATTTCTGAAGTAGGATTCTTTTCCTACTTCTCCTAATTTTATGGTCTTGTCGGTGAAGTCAAAATCTTTCGATACATCAATCTCACTATCAGTTTGTGTCTTAACCTTGAAATTAATATCGACGGGAAGGCTTAACTCAAAATCAAAAGTCATATCTGATAACACAAAGGGTTTCTCATTTATAACAACAACCTTCTTCAACCCCGCCCAGTAGGAATAAACTTTTAAATCAATTCCCTTCCCAAAGGCCTCTGGATAAGTGACAGCTACTGAACCATCTGGCTCTTCGGCGTAGACACCTTTAACATGAGAAGCTACCGGACGGGCTTTGATTGTATGGTTTGCGCCTTCATATCTATTAAAAAATTCAAACCAGTCATCCGAAAACTCTGGAATAATGGGTTTGTATGAAGCTGTGTTATGTGACCATTTACGTGTTGAAGAATCAAATAATAGACGATTATCTATATTTTGGAAATTCCCGTTTAAAATGAGCATGCCTACAACGGAAACGATACAGTTTCTCGCCAGAATCTTTTGTAAATACCTTTCTTGTATATGATCGTTTTGAAATTATTTCTATCATATTTGTATTAATTAAGTAAACTCTAGAATATCGTTATCTAATTTTAAGGTATCATGTGAAGGCAAGTATCCCGGAAGCGTTCCATTGGATCTGGAATGTCCCCGCTGATACTGCCAAATCAGAACCAAAATCAATATAAGCGACCAGAGGATCTGATGCAACCCCTAATCCGGATGACCCGTAAAGAACAGCCGCCCTTACCGCAGTCCCGAACGTAACCGTTGCTAAAAGACAATCGCTAGCGTCGAGAACGCCTTGATTTGTTGTATCGTTTTGCGTCAGTAACGGAGATGACAAAGCAAACCCGCCTGCTGTATATGTCCCTGTGATTTCGTTTGTAACTGAGCTTCTGTATATGTGGGTATCACTATCAGCCGTGTACCCACTCCCAACCAGCATGCAAAATAAACTAAGCGGGAAAGTGCCGGATGTAGCCCCCATGTTAAAACTGCCGGACATTACCGCCTTTTTGAAATAATTATAGACCAAGTTTGCCATTTTCTCCCCCTTTTATTATTGGCGTAAAATTACTTTTTCCAGATTCTCTATTCGCCTTTTTATTTCGATTCTGTCGTTACCACAGTTTTCAATATCTTTTGTGACTTCCCCCCTCGACGGTAAAGCTTCAAGTTTTTTTGTTATATTGTCCAAATCATCTTTTACTACGCTTAAAATTGTGTTAACCTTTGCCGCCCACCAGATCGTTACTCCCAGATGTGTAATGAAGAATATTATTATAGTTACCGCTATACTCACCCAAGCCATTTCCATCTAAGATGTCCTTTCTTGCCTATAAAGTATCTTAAGCGGCATTAAAAGACCTCTTACTGGATATTTCCCAGTTTCAAGCTGGTCAAAGGTTGTTTGGTCGGGCTTTATATCTATAACTGTACCGCCCAATGAATAATTATTGTTTAGACATGTCCGTATATCGTTATTTATGTCAAGGATACCTTTGTAATCATCATCACCAACAATCGTCTTGTCCATATCGTGATAGTTAGCTGTCGAGAAAGCGAATAAATCAACGCTGAAATAAACATCATCAATGTTGTTTGTTCTGCGTTGGGGTTCTCCATCTTGTGTCGGCTCAAGCATAACGCAAGGTAATCCTACAGTCTCAATATCAAATCTTCGTCCTGAATAAACATTTTTCATATATTTCGCAAGTGTCTTGTCTTCGGATAACGTATTCTTTAAATTTGTGAATATCTCAGCGGCTGTCATTTTGCTTCCAGAGCCTTTGATATGCCTTCAGTTAACAAATCCAGAACTTTCTGTTTATTCGTCTTATCCTCAATCGCTGGCGTAAGAACAGGTCTTGCTGGATGAAATCTCCCGCCAAACTCATGCAATCGAGGATACGAAAACCCTCTGTTGGTTATATTCGTTCCAAATTTGGCTATATATTCATTTCCTGAATGAGTGACGTCAGATGGAGCTTGGCCAAAAATTCGTGTCTTATAGCCTAAAGCAGAGCGTGCTGTGAGCTTATCTGAGAGGACTTGCTTCCTGTTAGGATTAAGATTTGCTATTCGGTTATTCGCACTCCATTGGGCCATGAATATTGAGCCTTTACTCAAAGCCTTTCTTATTACGTCTTCCTTAACCGCATTACCTAACTTATCGGCAAGAAGCTTGAGCCCTTTGTTCAATTCGTCTGTATCTATCTGATACGTAATCATTCTTCACGCCCTGAGAACATATAATCAAAGGATTTATATTTATCTAACGTCCTTCTCCAGAAACTATTCTTACTGAGCATGTTAATCATCTTTGTTTCACCTTCAGCCCCCTGGACTGAATGAATAGCCGTAATTCCTTCTTTGAACGATTCTACAATCATTTCAATCATAGCCTGCTTAATATCATTTGGGATTGGATACGTGCTCACGGCTGAATTATGCGTACCTCCCACCACAGGAGCGAATCCAGCTATATAATCCAGCCGCACATTCCTGCGCCCGCGCGTGAAATATCCGCCCTCACTAACAATCTTCCCGGAAGGATACCAAAAGAAATCAGCAGAAGCCAGAAGCGTTCCTGAACCAAAAGACCTGTTACTATCAATGGCGATCTCTGTAATATAACTGATTGGATATTGTGGGGCTATAATCCATGGATTCCCATTACCGTCGAGATAACTGAACGAAGGGTCTGTACGATAAACCTTTGCTTCTAATTGCCGGCCCGTATAACTGTCAACAAAATCTTCAACGGCTTTGGCTATTGACGAGATCTTCTCGTTCGGGGCTTTGTCCCCTTCGGCTATCCCGAGCCATGTCCTTACGTCTGCGGTGCTTATCAGTGACATCTTTATTCCTTGCTTGCTCGTTTCTTAACATCTTGTCTTTAGACTTGAACATACCAAGTGAAATCCTCAGCAAATTTAATTTTATCTCCAAAAATTTCATCTACGGATCTATCCACACCTGGATGAGATGAATTAGGGCTTTTGTGATAGTTGTGCCCGCTCAATATCCCCCCAGGCTTAACAAATCTTAAATAATTTACAATATCTTTTCTGCATTGTTCATATGAATGGTCGCCGTCAATAAAAATAAAATCATATTGACCTTGTAAGATATTTGCCGCTATATCAGAGTGAAAAGGCATTATAGAAAATCTTTTATTGAAATTTTTAGTGTTCTGAATCACTTCTTCCCACTGGATATATGGATCAATACTTATCATATTTAAATTTGGGAAATAATTTAAAAGCTCACGTGAGAACTCCCCTTGCCATAAACCAATCTCGACTCCAAATAAATTCGAGTCTGATTTATGATATTGAAGCAAAAGATTAATATATCCTTTTTTATGTGGCATAAAATAAGGTTCGGGGATGCCGAGACATCCCCGCCCCATTAATTTGTTAAAGTAATTTGGTTAATTCCACGTTGCCTGATGGCACAGTCACAGCATTGTTTACATATAACGTGTCATCTGGCCTTCCTAAAAGAAAAGTCACGGATAATTTCGGGCCAAGACCTACCGTCCCGGTCAGAGTAGCATGAGCCCTGATGTATTTTTTTCTGTTTCCATCTTTTAGGACACAGAAAGCTTTTCCCATTTGATAAGGAAGATGTGTCCCTGTTGTATCGCCAAAAGTCAAGGTTGTGAAATTAAACGATCCTTGATTATAGGCGTTGTTTGTTATATCCGTCCAATTAGCGCCCGTCCCCGTCGGTGTTGAGCTCTCTTGAATTTTGACAGCTAAATTAACCGTCGAACCAGTCGAACCGGCTAAAGCACCAGCGACAAGAATACCTAAAACATCCCTAAACCCTTGAACGTTTATTGGCGCGCCTAATGCCGTACCGCTAATTGTTGATAATGTTCCTATCAAGGACGGTCTGATTTCAAAAATACCATCGTAATTTCTCATTTTGTCTCCTTATCCCTGAATTTTAATGAAAGCTGAAGGTAAAAGAACACCCATTGCAATACGTTCTATAACCCTTAAAGCAGCCATGTCTTTCTCAAAAAGGTTATCCCCACCAACTGTCCCCTCTTCTGAGATTTTCATTGTCATGCTCCCACGTTCACCCATTGCAATTCCTCGACGTAAATCACCAAAAACTCCGTAAGCGGTACCGTTCGCTGTAGCACTGTTCCTCAGAATTTCTGTGCTGACAAGAGGATAACCTGCTACTGAATCAGTGGTTGCGTTGAAGATCGGCGCCCCAGCGGATGTAATTAATCCTCGGATATTAGCAATAACCGTTCTGTGAAAATAAAATTTCGCGTTTCCAAGAGCGTTAGTGTAAAGTTGACCTGTCGCCCTTACAATATCCTGATAACTAAGAGCTATAGCTCCACCTGCGTGAGTGCTGGACGGGACGCCAGTCGCTTCAAGAACTCCTGTAAACGGTGAACCCGTTCCTAAGAACCCCTGATTGTCTTCTTCTCTTGCGAATGCTTCAGAAATTAGCTGAGCCAGATACTCAATAACTGCGACATTAGCATCCGCCAAAAGCTCATTCGTGACTTTTGGAATAGCGGCCAGTTTATTGATGGTCAAAGTTAATTGTCTGAAATTCGGATCTGTGTTGAGAATCTGTGAAGCTTCGTTTGTCCAGATCGCTGATTGGTCAGTCGTACCAGCGGCGGGAATGTTGATGACATCAGACCTCATAGGGATAATCCGGCAATTGGCACGCATTACACCATAGAGAGGAGCTAACCTTTGAATTTCTGCCAGAAACTCATCAGGTACTAAGAAACCACCAGCAGTCGTTGTCCCTTCTGAGAGATTCGCTTTTGTTCTAACTTCTTCATGCATTTGATTTAAGACTGTTGCGTCTTTCCCGATTAAGGCACGTAAGAACATCTTGGTCTTTGCGAATTTCCCCTGGCCGGATAAATCATCAGCCATCTTCTTCTCGTTCCCAATACCAGGAAACATAAAGAACTTCTTGTCCGTCGGTGTCATACCCTTAATATATGTTTCAATGACACCATTAATCTTTTCCTCGAAAGCTTTCATTGAGAGTTGAGGTAGGTTCTTATCTTCTGCCACAATCTTCTCAGCCGCTTTCTGCACATCTTCCATCTTAGCGATCAGCATATCCTGCTGGTCTTTTGGTAGTTTTGCGAAATCTTCAATTTTCATTTATATTCTCCTTTTAGAATTTTCTATTTAATTTTACCTTGAGCTTTTCTGATGGCCCCATCGATTAGCTCAACCGTCTTTTGGGCGAGGTTATCAACTGCCATCTCTGAAAGTTTTTGCTGTTTCTCATTCATCTGAGAAAATAACTTAATCCTTAATGATTCATTCTTTTTCATCAAAGACTCATTCTCTGTTTTAATCAAAATATTCTCAGCCATCAAATCATCGAAAACACCACTGGTTTTTTCAATAACCGTTGGCTGAGACTTTTCTTCTTTTACTTCTTCGGCTTGTTCTTCCCAATCTTCTTCGGACTCATCTTCGTCTTCGTCTTCCTCGTCGGGCCCTGCTGTTTTTTATTGATTCTGTTTTTAATATCCCCTTTTGAATGGCCAGAGTTAAGGCCTCGGGATTGGCAGGCACTGGTACGGCCGAATATTCCAGCATTTCCCATTTTTTATATGTAATACGTGGTGTTTTCTTTCCATCGCCTTCTTCCATCTCTTTAGGTATAAACCCGACGCTGAACGCCTTCATAAATCCCTCTTTATAAAGTTGGAATATCTCCTGAGCGAATTCAGTCGAGGCAAACTTGACCTTGGCCAATATTCCTTCACCATCACGCTTGACCCATAACGATTTCCCGATAGGCGGCAACGTGTAATCATGAGCCCATAAAACAATAGGATTCTTTTTGTAATGACTCAGATCTACCCCTGCTGGATCAAGCGATTCGTTGTGTCTGTCACGAGCGCTAGTAGAAATATAGGCTGTGATTGTATGTTCTTTGTCATCTACCCCCTTTACCTCACTGGTGAAAACTCTTTTTATAATCTTTTTCATAATATCTCCTGTTAGATTACCGCCTGGACAGTACACCTGCAGTTAATTACCTCCCCAGCAGGCGCCAGCCCGCTTCTGTCTCCTGGGTATAATAATGTTACCCCAGAATTTAGTTTAAAGGGCTGTGTTATATCCGTTTCCTGCCCATCAATCTGGTGACTAGCCCTGACTCGTTCATCTCTGGCAGTGACCCATTTCTTCTTATCCACACCAGCCTCAATATAAGATTTAAGCTGCCCGTCATTTATAGCTCCAACAACCTCTGTTTGAGCCGTCCGCCTAGACGAAAAATCTTCTTTATATTTAAATACCTTATCAACCCGCCTGGATAATTCTTCCATCGTTTCCCCATCGGAAAGTCCGGCATTCAATTCATCTCTAAGCAAATTAGCCGTGTTTTCGTTGTTCTTCTCAACAAAGAAATTCACCCGTTGGTCAACAGCCCTGAGGATATTCGGATTAAACAAATTGAAATCAATAGGATGGTTTGTTTCTTTAATCCCAAGCTCAAGCCCTGTAATGAAAGCATTCTTAATATGCGGCTTTGATTTATCTTTCATCTTCTGGTTAGCCTCCCGCATGTTGAAAAGGATAAATCCAGCAAGGTCTTTTGTTATTGTTTCGCCAACATCTTTAAACTTATTCAAGTTCTTCATCACTTCGCTGTGCTGATCAGAAAAGAATCTCTTTAGCGTCTCGGCAAATAATCTTTCTTGAGGGGCGGATATATTAGCAAAAGCTTCCCATTTGGATTGGGCCGAAGCCTTTGTTTTCTCCTCATCCGTGTATTCTTCCTGAATTTGTTCTCTTTCTTCACCAGCTGGTACGAGGTTAAAAGGAATAAGCGGGGCGGATGTTTGAGGAAGATTGAAAGCTTCAAGGCCCTCCTTCTCTCTTTCCTCATCGATAGTTGTCAAACCCATCTGGATGTTAGCCTGACGCTCTCTTAGTTTGTATTCTTTATCTTCCGGGACAGCGTTCTTAAATTTGCAGACAAGATTGTCATCATAAATAGGAATCATCTTTTCGTTAAGCTTTTCTTCAATCAAAAGCAGCCGTGGCCGGATAGTATCTTTTTGGTACGTGTAATCATTCGCATCCGCGTTGGCTCTATTCACATCTTCAACGAGTCCTAATTTAGATGCTGGCACCCCGAACATTGATAATATTTCGTCCCTTACGTCCTTGGATACTGATTCCATTCTGGCATCAACCATCGTTGACCCTGTCTGTTCATATTTGAGCCCGCCTTCAAGAAATGCCATCTTGCCAGCGTTCTTTGACCCTCTGTATTTTACATTCCACTGATCTCTAAGCCTTTGATATTGTTGGTCTGAGAGGCTATTCTCTGTTGTCAATATCCCGCCCGGATTAGCGTTGTTTAGGAAATAGTTTATACCCCAGGTCTTTATTTGATTGTTTAAATCAATTCCGAACATGGCGGCATACATCGGGCCGGTCCCGTAGAATAAATTAAACGGCGAAGGAAACTTAAAGTGGATTATCTCTTCTTCATCAAACGGGACTACTTCACCCTGTCCAGGGACTTGTACGACGTAGCCTTCAATAAACTTGGTCTTGCTCGGTACAATCCTCACCCAATTAGACGGGATATTCCAAATCATATATGGCACGCCTAACGGATTTTTTGGTATCCACCAATAAGCATTACCTGTGAGTTCAAGAAATGTCTGAGTTATAGTGAATAACTCAAATTTATTTGAGAAAGGATTCACGGATTTAATGACATCCAAGAAGGGATGTTGTCCTATCTCCTCGAGCTTCTCTTTGTTCTTCTTGCTGTCATAAGACTTCTTGTAAATACACAGCTCAACCTGGGCGACGGATGTGCTATTTTTCCACGCGCATGCGTAAGCCCATGATCTATAATTGTTAATCATGGACTGATAATCTTGAGGC